TATCGAAGCGGTCCTGGTTATGGACTCCGCGGATGATTTTCGCGAGGATTACGACCTCACTCCGATATCCGCCGGCCGGTTCAAGGTCATCCCCTGGGGCCCCGACAACCTGCTGCCGAACCACGTCCTGAAGAAGGTCGCGAACAATGACATCGTCGCGGCGAATTTGAAATTCAACCGCGACGTCTGCTTCGGCCTGGGCCCGAAGCTCATCCGCGTCCTGGCACGAAGCAAGGGGCGGATCATCGACTATGAAGAGGTGACGTCCGGTCCGGAATACGACTTTTTCGAGCGCAACGACATCCCGCTCTTCATCATGGAGCAGCTGACGGATATGAACACGTTCTACAACACCTTCGCGGAGATGGCCTACGAGGAGAAATCCACGAAGATCGGGACGATCCGGCACCGTGAAGCCGTCTTCTCCAGATGGGGGCAGATGAATCCCGCCAGCGGCATCAATTTCCACTACTATTGCACCGGCTGGGACCGCACGCCGGGCTCGAAGGATTATCCGATCGTTTGCACCCGCGTCCTGGACGAATTCGAGGCCGTGAAGGAGCTGGAGATGTATGCCGCACAGAAGCGGCGCCTGATCTTCCCCGCCTATATGCCGTCACCCGGCCGGCCGTACTACAGCCGTCCGGAATGGTACTCGATTTTCACTTCCGGATGGTACGACCACAGCAGCATGGTCCCGAAACTGAAGAAAGCCATCCTGAAGAACCAGCTCGGAGTCAAGTACATCATCTATGTCGCTCCGGAATACTTCGACGACATTTTCAACAAGGAGGGCATCGACAAATCCGACCGCGCGAAGGTCAAGGCCCGCATCGAGAAGGAGAAACAGGCTTTCAGCAACTATCTCTCCGGCGAAGACAACGCCAACAAGGCCATCATGACCCTGAAGAAGATGGTGCCGACGGCGTCCGGCACCGCCGAGAACAAATGGATCGAGATCGTACCTGTCAAGAATGACCTGAAGGGCGGAGAATACATCGACGACACCGAATCCACGGCCAACATCATCTGCTATGCAATGGGAGTCCACTCCGCCCTGATCGGAGCTACGCCCGGGAAAAACTCCAACACGCTCGGCGGCTCGAACGCCCGCGAGCTCTACATGATGAAGCAGGCCCTGATGAAGCCGGTCATCGACCGCTGTATGCGGTCGCTGAAAATCATCAAGCAGTACAACGGCTGGAACCAGGACATCCTGATCACCATTCCCGAATACATTTTCACGACGCTGGACCAGAACAAGTCCGGCAAGGAGGAATCCACCAACAACAACGCCTGATGCCATGCTTGTACGAGATTTTGATGAAATGAAGCCCTTCCTGCCGGCCATCGAGATGAAGGCCGCGCCCTCCGTCTTCGGCGATGCCCTCGATACCGCCCAGCAGGATCTCGTCGCCGATATCCTCGGCTCAGAT